GGACGGTGGTCTCTGTGTTGCCGCAACAGACTCCAGGGACCTGGATCATGCACGGCCTCCCGCGGGCCAGGTCGCGGTAGGCCTGGCTTCGCCCTGGCGGATTCTTTGGTTGTGGCTTGATGAGTGCTGGAGTGTGAGCGGCAGGGGTCACAGCAACCCTTGGGCGGGGCGTGTAGGCGACCTGTTTGGCCTCTCGGGGCGCCCAACCCTTGGCCTTGAAGCCACTGCGCTTCACCTCATTCCCAGGTAGCTCTCGATCGCAGCGCGAGCCTGATCAAAGCTGCGGCACACGACCGTCTCGTACCCGGCGGCCGTCATAGCCGCGCCCCAGCGCCGCTGCTCGGGACTCATCACGCCCTTCGGTGACTTGAGCTCGAGCCATAGGCCGTGACGGCCGCGGCGCGCGAGTGGCAGAAACAAGTCCCAGACTCCAGCCTTTACGCCTTCCATCTTGAGCCGAGCCGCTTCGCGCAGATTGCGACGTCCACCGTTTGGCACGGCAAACAGGAGCGAGGCCACAGAAGAGCCAGTCTCAACATCATCAGCCGAAGGGAGCTGCGCCAGCGCGGCCCACTGGATAAGTGCGACCTGCTCTGCGTGCTCAGCGTACTTCAAGTCCCGCCCTTCTGGCGCCCCTCGGTGCCGTCAGAGCCATCTCCAGAGGCCAGCCAGCACCAAGTCGCCCCCTCAGAGAGGCTGGCGATATTCCAAGATCTTCCGCCCACCCGCTGAGCGACTTTTCGACGCCATTCATGGAAAGGAGGCGAGTCCATGACGGGCGATTTAGAGACTGCTCTCTGGCTGTCGCCCAACGGCAGTTTCCAGGCTCATAGCCGCGCGAGTTGTCGATCCTGTCGATCGATGATCCCGCCGGTCTTGGCCCCATGTCATTGAGGAACGCCTGGAATGAGTTCCTCCATCGATCGCACACCGCTATTCCACGACCACCCCACTCGGCGTAGCGAGGGTGACGCTCGTTGTGGCACCTCGCCTTAGCAGAGCACCATGAGCTGTACTCCGGCGTTTTGTGCTTGCCGTGAACAATCAGGCGTTCGCGCGCGGCAATCCCAACGCGGCAGCCACAAGACCTCGACTTGCCGTTCACAATGTTTTGCCCGCGGATCAGCTTCTCATTTCCGCACTGACATCGGCACAGCGTCTTCTCTTCTCGAGACGATCCAGGCTCAAGAATCGTCAACATACCGAACACTGCGCCGCGGACAACAAGTTGTTTGAACATGCGCGATTATTTCTGCGCTGCACGCACCCGTCCTCCCACGTTTGCGGATCTGACCCTACTCCGCCGGCGTAGGAGTGATGCGAGCGTTGATGGCATCATCGACAGAGGTGCTGGGGCGGTACACGGCCACATTGCGCGGCGGCACCACAACCGGCTCGCCGGTCTTGAGGTTGCGCGCGACCTTCTCGCCGCGACGAGAGATCGACAGCTTCCCGAGACCAAACAAGAACACCGACTCCCCTGCCGACAGCGCAGCGCGGGCCTCCTCGGCGGTTGCATTCAAGACGGCCCTGACCGTTTGTCGGTCAACGCCGGTTGACTTTGAGGTGGCATCGACCAGATCGTGCTTTTTCATGCGTGCGTAAGACTTGTTGAGATGCGCGCTTATAGCACAAAGACTAATTCAATCACCACCAGAAGTCTGACCTTTTCCCGGGTATGCGCTGGTAGGCCTTGCGCGTCAGATCCAGCACGCGCGACCATCCGATGCGGTCTTTCCAGGGCTTGTCGTCGGCATAGGAGCGGTAGCAGTCCACCCTGTCGCTGCGGAACAGCAGCAAAGTGTGCGTGACGGGCTGGCCGGTGTCGTAGTCTGTGATCTCCACCTTGCGGCGAAGCTCTGGCAGGTCCGGCGGTCGGCCTCTAGGCTCCTTCGATGCATTGGCGCGGTCCCTACCCATGCGCAGCGCCTGCAATCTGCGCTCGTGCGCGTCCTGACGCTTCGGGTTTGGCTTCTTGAATGGCATGCGAACCTTGCATGGTCGGGCGAATGCCTAGTTAGGCCCCAAGGCCGCATCCAGGCGCGCGAACATGCTCGCCTTGTGGGCCGCGTCTTCCGCCGCGTCACCCCTGCCGACGTATCTGCACCTCGCTTGCGCCCAGTCGGCGAAAACCGTGTCATCTTCAAACACGCTGCGGTCGAAGCGCTTGGCGTTGGCGATGTTCAGCAGTTCCTTTTGCATGCGCTCCAGTTCGTCGGCGGCTTCCGTAAGGTAGTGCTTCCCGCCGCTGCCGCCTCGGGCCTGCTGGCCTGTCTGGTACATGCTCCCCATGTAGCGCAGCTTGGCAATGAGTTTCTCCATGTCAACATCTCCACGTTGGGGCCTAACCCCTCGTTGCAACCGAGCCCCAACAGGCTGCGGTCAGTGGTGGCCTTTCGGCCTGCTTATGCGCGGCCTGTTGGTGCCGGCTGAACTCGATCGTTATGCAGCACCAACAGCCGGTGCGGCATCAATCGCCGCGTCAAGCTGCTCCGGCGTCCAAGCATCGGCAATCGCGGCCAGCATCGGGTCTAGGGCGTGCGGCGTTCCATCCGGGTGGGTGTACGCGGCCCGCCACTTGCGGTAGCGCTCGGCGTCCTTGCGCATCGCGTGCGCAACACCAATGCCGCTCGCACCAGTCTCGCCCACCATCGCACGCTGCAGCACGTTGAAGTTCTCGCGCCACTCTCTCGCCTCGCGTGAGGCCTTTTCTGCAATCTCGCGCCAGTCTGCGGCGCATGCGGTTGTGGTCATCTTCTTCCTTTCGTTGTGCGCCACCAGGGCGCTGCATAACTTTTCGCACAAGCCGAGCCCCAACAGCGTGCTACTTGGTTTGTCCTCGGGAATATCAGTGGTGCTCATAGTTCTCCTTGCGCTGTTGGGTCCGGCTTAGCTCGAACGTTAGGGCGCACGCGGCGGGCGCAGTTTGTGCGCCTTCAGCAGTGCGGCTTCGATCAACTCCGCAGGCGTCTCCGGCTGCTCTGCCATCCACTGCACCAGCCATTCAGGCAGGCGCAACGGCACGTTTACCCGGCGCAGGCCGGGTGGTGTTGGCGGGCGTCCGCCTTTGTTTTTGTCGCTCATGCCAGCAACCCGCAGTTGGGTGCGCCGCAAGAAGTGCCGCCGTCTTCGCCGCAGGTAGGGCACGCCAAATCTGCCACTAGTTGTGCGCGCGCCTCATCTCTTTCGCGCAGCGCCACGCGAAGCTGTGTTGCACAGTCATGGTGAAGCCCCTTAAACCTAAGCGCTTCGCTGCGCCATTCAACAACGCCTTTCTCAGCCCACTCCGTAGCGTCTTGGGCTTCGCCCAAAGCGGCCATCGCGTCGTGCTTGTCGGGTTTGCCTTCCTCCCAGTGCGTGACGCGCCGCATGAAGTGGCGCAGCGTGGCAAGGGCCTGTTCGGCCCCGCTCACTTGCACTGCTCCTTGTACTGCTTGATGACTTGGCGCTGTTCTGTGGTGTTCAGGTGATACCACTTGATGCCGTTTGCTTTCATCCAGGCTTCAAAGGCGTCGGTGTTGAAGGTCTTGGTCATGTTTTGCTCCGGTTGGTTGCTTGCTGCGATGTAGTTACTGTAGCACAGCAACCGCCAGCGTCAACAACTATTTTGTAACACTCAAACATGGTCACGCTCCGGCACCAGCGCCCTAACACGCAATTCAAGCCGACGCCTGACGGCGCGGCTTAATTGCAACGTTAGGCCCCACGCGGCTTGCCAACATCGGCAGCCCAATCGCGCAGTGCCTTGCTGACGATGCCGCCGTGCGAGTCGGCGATCCGCTCAACATTCAGCAGCGCATGCCGGCCCGTCGATGCAGCGAAGGCAAGCCACACGCCATCGGCGTCCGCTTGTACGGTCAGGCCATTGGTCGGCTTCGGCGCTGCATACACAGGCATCACGTCAAGGTCAGGGAATGCTGCGAACCGCTCCATGTCTTTGGTGCCGTGCGTGTACTTCCACAGGTAATCGTGCGGCTCACCAGGGAATGCCTTTTCTGCGTCGATGACCTGTTGCTTGGTCCTGCACAACCAGCCGATGGGTTCGCGCCGTTTTGCGCTCGCCCGCAACATTGCCGCAGCGTCGTCGTACAGCTTGCGCAGCCGTGGCGACATCGTGCCCAAGCCAGCCAGCGCAGCGGCCAGCACTTCGGGGTCTGTCACTGGCGGGCTCTTGTCCCGCACGTTCTCTGCAAAGTTGTCCATTGCCATGCTCAGTTCCTCTCGTTTATCCACCAGGGGCCTAACCCTTCGGTCAAGCCGACCTTCGGCGGCTTACCTCAAACGTCAAGCCTCGGTCTCGGCCGCTCGTTGCTGTACGGCGTGAACTCGCCATCACCGCCACACATATCTTCGAAACACTCAGGGTGCATTTTGTTGGTGTACCACTTGCCGTCATAAACGCCAGTCTGGTGCACGTACTCCACACCCGCATCTATCACCTCTGCGCAGTAGGTGCAGAGGTGCGTCTTGCGTGCAGTGCGCAGCTCTTGCGGGTTGTAAAAGTCACTCACAGTTCCTCCCGTTTTACAGCACCCCTAAAGTGCGCCTGTTTTCTCAGACTGCGCAAATGTCAAATAGTTCAACTAAAAGAGATGACCTGGTCGACGTAAGCGCGCATCTTCTCCGGCGTCAGCCGGTCGCTGTGCAGGACCTTCTGCAACAGTACGTCGATCGTGTTGCTGTAGAACCTCTCAAAACTCATCTCGTCCATCTTCGCAAAGCTGATTGACTTGGCCTGCAGTCGAAGCTCGCCGGTCACGCTGAACACCGCTTCGTTATGCCCAGACAAGATGGTGACCTCGTCGCGGAACCTCTCGAACGAGGTGACAACTGGGTTGCCTTTGTACTCTCGGGCTGGTTGCGCGTCCTGCCACATGGCGTAGGCGTAGCCCATCAGGGCGAAATACTTGCGGTGGAATTTTGGGTTGCGGACCTGCGTCACGCTAACCTTGACCATGGCCGACTGTGGAATTTTCTCCATCAGCTCGGCCTGCTCATCATCGAGCGGCAGGAGGGACCCACGCGGGCCCTTGGTGAAGTAGACATCCATCAGGACGGGACCTTCGCGCTGGACTTCTCAAATGGTTTGGCCTGTATCGCGTACACCGGCTGGTGCCTTCTGCCAGGCGCTGTTGGCGGCTCGTACCTGATGATGTAGACAAGCCCGAAGTCGATCCCCTTGTCGAGGTAGTTGTGAACCGTGTCTGACTTGTACTCGGTCAACTCGATGATCTGCCTCGGAGTCCTGGGCTCCTCGAGTATCAAAGCCAGGACGTCGAGCAACTTCTCGATGAAGCCTTCAACCGGTCGATGCGCCGTCATTGGTGTGACTCCACCGCCAAGCGGTTCAACGCAAGCGCCAGGCCGCCGGCGTTTGTGGTCCCGGTGCGAACATGGAGCCGCCGCACAATCGCACGCACTGTGAAGACATCAAGGCCCATTGCCAGTGCAATCTGGTCATCCTCCATCGCGTCCAGAAGGCATGCCGCAACACCAGCCTGTCGGGTCGTTGCGCCGGCTGCGCTGAGCAGCGGCTCAACGACTGGGCTGAAGGAGAACTTTGGTTCTGTCATCATGGTGCAAGCCTCCGGGCGGCTACCTTCTGTATGGCGGCCAGGCGCGCAGCCTGGGCCTCCGGGCTTTGCGAAGCTTGACCAGCCGCCTCTTGCGCGGCCAGCAGCTGCTTGGTGCTTTCGACCGCGCCGTGGTTAGCTACGGTCATGGTCGCTGGGTTGGTCGGGCTGCGGACAACCTCCGGCTCAACGCCGTCTTCCCACCGCTTTCCGCGGAGGTAGACCAACGGAGCTTCGCAAAATCCATCAATCCACTTCTGTGTTCGCTTTTTGACAGCAACATCAGCCAGGATCACATCGCACTTTGCGGCCAGGTGGTTGCGCTTCCAGTGCTCGAGGCACTTGGCCTTGTCCTGCTTGCGCTCGCCCCTCGGCCATTCAGCCCAAAACTTGTCAAAACCGGCGGCCAGCCCCCCAGCCGGGGGGCGAGCAACCGAAGGTTGCGGTGTGTCTTTTTCTGCCTTTGCTTTTGCTATAGGTTGACTCGGTTGAGTCTGTTGAGTCTGTTGAGTTGCCGCAGACTTTGTCTTGCGCGTGTGCCAATACTCCCTGTGGTACTCGCGACGATCCTCTTCCCGTTTGAGCTGGCGGTAGTGCTTGTAGTTGACGACCAACCAACCCCAGTCCCGCCCCTCGGAAAGGGGGATGATCCTTCTTCCGCTCTCGGTAGGCGTTCGGCTCTGCGGGTCTGGCTTCAGCAAGGCGGCGATGCCGACCTGGATGATCCCAAGGGGGATCGTTGTGCGTCGAGAAATCGCCTCCGCTGTCATGTCGACATTGCCCTCTTGGTCGGCCAAGACAAGCAGCTGCTGGAAGGTGACAAGAGCCTCCCACGGGCCATGGGTGCACAAAGAGCCGTCAAAGATCTGCGCGAAAACTTTTGCGTACACGGCTAGCTAACTCCTGTTGAGCGTGTTGAGTGCGTTGAGACTCAACATTATGCGACTCACCGCACTCAGTTGACTTGCGCACAGACGGTTTATTTTGTAACAGGTCAAACTGCGGCGGGGCGGCGCGGGCCCGCCGATTAGCTGGGCGGCGGAGTCCAACCAAGTTTGATGAGTGCTTCACGCACCGCTTGGTCCCTTGTATCAATGACCCACTTGACGTGATTTTTGACCATTTCGTCCCGGAACATCAAGTCAGGCTCGATGACCTCTTCGTTGATCGAGATGACCCCCGCTGCGACGTCGACACTGCTGCCGATCGTCACCTTTCGCGCGATCATCACGACGCCTTGCCTTTCGTGACCTCAGACCAGGCGCAGTTCAACCAACCCGTGCGCGCCGCCAGGTCGCACGCGTCAGAGGCTGCGGCCGCGGTCCCGTAGGGCTTGGACCTGATCTTGGTTGGCTTCGCGTCGCGCATGTACCTGCCATCGTCCCATGGGAGCAGCGTGCGGCCCGTCTCGGCGGCCGCGGCCACCTTCTTGAGGTGTTCTTTGCGCGCATCCTCAAGCTGTTGCGGTGGGAACCCGGTAGCCAACCAGCCCTTGTGGAACGCATCATCAGACCTTGGCCTGGACTTGGCTTTTGCGGCCTTCTTCAGGGCTTCGACGTCGACCGTCTGCCCGTGTACGTTGACAAAACTCACGAGATCTCCTTCGCCGAAAATCGGCGCGCCCCATTATACAGCTGAAATCCCTGAAGGTGCAGCACAATGCAAACGGCGCGCGGTGTGCGGCAAGGTGAAAAAATATCCAACAAGGTCTTGCGCCGCCAACGGTTTGGTGTATATTTCTCTTCTCGGTGCAGCAAGCGCGCCTCGTCGCAAGACGGATCTCCTGGGGAGGTGCAGCCCCCAAGCTTGCTCTGCATGGCCCCGACCAGGCCAGAGGTTAAGAGCCTTGCCACCAGTCAACGCGGCTGGACCTACGGCAAACAGCGTGACGGGCGGACAGAGTGCCGCACCATCAGGCAATCGTTCATCCAAGAGAGGACCTCTGGCTTGTCCTGGGAACGCGGGTTCAAACCCCGCACGATTGCCTGATGGTGAATGCGAAAGCATGACGGAGTTCCAGCCCAAGTGGTGATGCAAGCCCTGACCGATGCGGAGCGGCGATTCCTGGGGGATCCTGAGGGGGCGACTCTTGGCAGTGCGGCTGGCACCATCAACTAGACCTGCTCGGTAGCTCCGAGCTAATGCAGGCCTGGCCACAGTCTGCATGAAGTGAAGTGACCCGTAGCCGGGCGCAACAAAAATGTGGGTGACCTCGACTCACGGTCGAGTGAGAGCGCAAGGCAGCTGGAGCCGCAAGGCGTTGAATGCATGTCAGAGACCGGGAACTTTTTAGGCGGCAGTGACTCACAGTCACTGAAGCAATGGATCTGTCGAGAGCCTGGTGATGCGGGATTACATCCCTCGACTCGCGCATGTGCCAACGCGGCTATGCGTCACGGATATAGCGTGACTCCCAGGAGAGACTGGGATTTTCAGATCATGGCCGGCGTGGAGGGACACGCAGGGGCGAGAAGCCCACAACGACCCGGTGTCGAGTCCGGGGCCATGACCTGAGGGTGTACGCATCAAGTGCCGGGAACAGAAATTCAGGTCCGGCTGAAAAAACGCATAGGCTACCTCGATGCGACACTCTCGACAGAATTTTCAGAGAGCCCCACAGTTGGCCCCAAAGGGGCTGACACGGTAAGATGCTGAAGCCCTGGCTCGGGGCCAAGCCTGAATGCGGATCAGACTTGCGTGCTGTGGTAAGCACAAAAGCCGCCTTGAAATCGCCTGGCACCCCGGAAAGACGGGGACTCTCTCGAGTTACCCCGGGCGATAGACTCCAGCCAATAGACGCGTCGATTGGCTGCCAGAAAACCGCTACAAACAGGGTCACCCGAGAGGGGTGCCAAGGGAAACGAATCGGAAGCTGCGGAAGTGTCGACAACGGCCGCAGTGGATGGACTGAAGTACCGCGGGCAGGCTGTCGAACTGTTGCTCTGCGCGAGCGGAACCCATGTGGTGCTAACACCGCCGGGCGCAACAGATGCCGCGATGTCGAAGTCGCCCCCTCAACTAATCCCGGGTAGCCGGGCTGCTCTCCGCGGGCAGAGGAACTAGCGGTGCTGGCAGGCAAGCTGCCCCTTCGGGTGTGCCGGTTCGACCCCGGCTCGCTGGCTGAGACTGCGGAGACAAAACGACGGTAATCAACCCGTTGTTCGATTGCAGCCTGGTGCCCGCTGAAAGGCGGCACACCCGAAGGACGCAAAGTAAGCGCTAGTGACATGACGCAGCCGCGAGGTGAGGCAGCCCCACATAAAAACTGGGGTGCGCTGAATGCTACAAGGTCCCATGCGCAGCTCCCTGCGACCTTCGACCCTCACACATGCGCCTGCCTCGGGTGGTGTTGGCGACGAGCCAACCGGAGTCTGCTTCGATGCCGACGAAATCCAGGTGGTCCGAGCTCCGTTCGAGTCGGGGCGGCAGACGCAGTTGTGAGGGTGAGTGCGCAGTGCTGATGCGCAGCCATGTTGAGTCGGAAATTGTCGCCGTGAAGCCGGCGCAAACAACAAACGCCAAGGGGTGCCGAGACCTTGGCAAGCTGGGGATCAGCGCCAGCCACCCTCGCAGAATGGGAGAGGTCCAGCGTAGCGAACTGGCGGCGGTCGAAAGGCGGCCGTAGCTCAAGCAGTAGAGCGGCCCAACAAGCGGAGACCAGCGCAAGGTAGCTGACCGGGGTTGCTGACCCGGCGGCTCTGGGGCTAAAGAGAAGCCTTGCACCATCATCAAGGCGGACTTGGCAGAGCGGCTATGCGTCAGCCTTCCAAGCTGTTCGACGTGGGTTCGAATCCCACAGTCCGCTCCATCAACAACAGGAGATCAACATGAAATTGTGACCAACAACTGGAGCATTTCATGTCGCGTACCCGACACCACCGCCACCGGCAGTTCAATGTTTCGAAGAGCCCGGGATGGTGGCATCACATCTGCATCGAGAGGCCTGCTCGAGTTGCGGCCCGCGCTCTTGCGCGCCTGGCTGTCAAGACGAAAGACCTCGACGAGGTTGATGCCGTGAATTGGCCCGTGCCAGACAAGCGGCACATTTACTTCTGGTGAACAAGGAAAAGGATGCCAAAGTCAACCCCCGCAAAGCTTGCGTACCAAGCCGCCTACAACGCCGAGCCGGCGAACATCCAGAAGCGCGTCCTCAACAACGCCGCTCGCCGCGAAGCCATTGCCGAAGGCAAGGTCAAGAAAGGCGACGGGAAAGACGTTGCCCACGTCAAAGCCCTCGACAAGGGTGGCAAGAACACGCCAGGCAACACCCGCGTGCAAGACGCCAGCGCCAACCGCGCCTGGCGCAAAACCCAGCCGGAGATGTACACAAAGAAGAAGTAGCGCTGACCGCCTTGTGGTGGAGATTGGTTTAGTTGATAATCTAAGCCGTCAACCAAAAGGACCGCCATGACCCAGCAAGACTACGACTTCGTCGACGGTGCCCGCTTTCCCATCAAGGCCTGGACGCGCGGCGTTCAGCTTGAGGGCGCGGCGCGCGAGCAGCTGCTCAACATCGCCAACCTGCCGTTCATCCACAAGCACGTCGCGGTGATGCCGGACGTTCACTACGGCATGGGTGCAACCGTTGGGTCGGTGATCGCCACCAAGGGCGCGATCGTGCCCGCTGCGGTCGGCGTGGACATCGGGTGTGTCGACTCAGAGACTGAGTATTTGACGCCAACCGGCTGGAAGCGCATCGAAAAGTACGATGGTAGCGAGCTTGTTCTTGTCTACGACCCTGCGTCAAAGAAATCGTGGTTTGAGCGGCCCACAAGCCACATCTGCAGGCCGTCTTCAGGATTCCTCCACCTGAAGACCAAGTACGGCATCAACCAGGCCCTTTCTGATGACCACCGGGTTCTGCTTTATGAGGCCGGCCGCGCGCGCGGATTCGAGAGCTATCGCGTCGAGAGCGCGGCCGGCCTTGTGGCCCGGCACCACGGCTTAGTGCAGGGTGCTGGAGAGCGCTTCAAAACAACGCCAGAATCGGTCACATGTCCTGGGTCGGTTGATTTCACTGATGCGCAGTTGAGGGTTATTGTGATGACCGCCGCCGATGCGCACATGGAGCCGACTTCGGCATACTTAAATTTCCGCAAGCGTCGAAAATTCGATCGGGCTCTTGAGTTGCTTGATGCGGCCGCGGTGGAAATCGTATCCACAAAAAGCGATTGCGACGTGTACGGGATCAGGTACAGGAAAGTTTCCGAGATCAAGGGCCTTGAGCAGCTCTGGGGTGCTTCATCAGATCAACTGAAGGTCATCGCCGATGAGGTCTTGCGCTGGGATGGTAATTCTGACGATCGCGTCTTTTTCACGCGCAGGAAAGAAGAGGCCGACTTTGTCCAATGGGCATTCATCGCCGCTGGCAAGCGAGCAGTTTTAAGGGCGGATGAGGCGGAAGATGGGAAAATAGATTACAGGGTTTTTGCTCACGAAAACACTGTTGTTGGCATCAAGTCATCGCCACGCACAAACATTGAACGCGTCCAGGCTGTCAACGGCGAAATGGAATACTGCTTTACCGTATCTACGGGCTTTTTCCTGATCAGAAGGGGTGGGGTCACCGCATTGACCGGGAACTGCGGCATGATGGCCGTCCGCACGAGCTTGGTGGCGAGCGACCTGCCCGACACCCTGCTGCCGCTGCGCACCGCGATCGAGGCGGCGATCCCGCACGGCCGCACGAACAACGGCGGCACGGGCGATCGTGGCGCCTGGGGCGATGTGCCAGAGGGCAACTACCACCGCCTGAAGCCGGCGATGGCTGAACTCGCCTCGCTGTGTCAGCGCCACCCAGATCTCGAGCGCGCAGCCGCCCGGGCGCCGCAGCACGCAGGCACGCTCGGCACCGGCAACCACTTCGTCGAGGTGTGCCTGGACGAGGACCAGGCGGTGTGGCTGATGCTGCACTCCGGCTCGCGCGGCATCGGCAACCGCATCGGGTCCTACTTCATCGAGAAGGCGAAGGAGGACATGCGCCGCTGGTTCATCAACCTGCCCGACCAGGATCTGGCGTACATGCCACAAGGCTCGAGCCTGTTCAAGGACTACTGCGATGGCGTAAGCTGGGCTCAGGGCTACGCGCGCCTGAACCGGGAGATCATGATGGACGCCGCCATGGGCGCGCTCATCAAGTTCATCGGCCGGCCGGTGGCCACGACTTGCACCGCAGTGAACTGCCACCACAACTACGTGGCTTGGGAGCGCCACTTCGGCGAGAACGTCATCGTGACCCGGAAGGGCGCGGTGTCGGCGCAGCTGGGTGAGCTCGGCATCATCCCTGGCAGCATGGGGGCCAAGTCGTTCATCGTCCGCGGCAAGGGAAACCGAGACTCGTTCTGCTCGTGCTCGCACGGCGCAGGCCGGTCGATGTCCCGCACCGAGGCGCGTCGCCGGTTCACGCTTGAGGACCACGCAGCAGCCACCGCGGGCGTCGAATGTCGCAAGGATGAGGAGGTGATCGACGAGACCCCGGCCGCTTACAAGAGCATCGAAGACGTCATGCGCGCGCAGGAAAGCCTGGTTGAGATCGTCCACACCTTGCGCCAGGTTGTTTGCGTCAAAGGCTAAAACTTTCTCTTGCTTTGCCAACAACAAGTGGTAAGATAATGGCTCCACGTCACAGGAGCCATGCATGACCACCGATTCCACTTCCACCTCCACCGGGCCCGGCGCAGACGCCGGACCTCCGTGGGAAGTCGTCGCGCCCGCCCCCACAGAGCAGGCCGCCGGCGCGGCCACGTCCACCAGTCTTGTTGTCTTCGACTCGATCGAAAAGACCATCGCCGACATCGAGACGCGCCACAAGAACGTCGTTTATGACCTGACGACCACCAAAGGCAACGACGCCGCCCGCAAAGCTCGCAAGGAGCTGGTCAGCGCGCGCACTGCCGCCGACGAGACTTACAAAACCTGGAACCAGCCGATCCTGGCGGCCCAGAAGAAGGGTCGCGACCTGCGCGACGGCTTTGCGAAGCGGATCGAGCTGCTGGAAAAGCCGCTCGACGAGATGATCAAGGCCGATGAAGATCGCCGCGCCGCTGAGAAAAAGGCGAAGGACGATGCTGAGGCGGCTCGCATCAAAGCCATCCGCGACCGCATCTCCGACATCTACGCCAAGCCCGCGGCATGCGCTGGCCAGGCCTCCGGCGAGATCGAGCTGTCGATCGTCGGCGTTGAGGTGTTGATGACAGATAAGGCCTTCTTCGAAGAGCTGCAGGGCGAAGCCGAGGCGGCCGCCGACGTCGTGCTCACGAAGCTGCGCGCGATGATGAGTGCTGCCAAGGCCTCCGAAGACCTCGCCAAGGCGCAGAAGGAGGAGGCCGATCGCCTGGCTGAGCAGCGCGCCCAGCTCGAGCGCGAAAGGGCTGAGCTGGTCCGCCAGCAGGAAGTCGCCCGCAAGGCCCTGGCAGACGCTGAGGCCGCCCGCCAAGCTGAGGCTGCTGCTGCGGCAGCCAAAGAGGCGGCCGCGCGCGCCGAGCGTGAGGCGGCCGATCGCCAGAAAGAAGCCGACCTGGCAGAGAAGTTCCGCCTTGCGAAGGCGGCTGCTGACGCCTTGACGCAGCAGGCTACCGAGCGCCTGGCCGAGCAGCAGCGCCGGCTGGACGAACAGCGCGCGCAGTTCGAAAGCGAGCAGGCCGCTGCGCGCGCCGCCAAGGACGCTGAGGCGTTTGTGGCAACCGCGGGCGTCGACTCTCCGGCGACTGCCGAGACCAAGAATGTCGAGACGAAGACTCAGCTGGACGCAACACCAGCTGCCGCCACGGCGGTGCGCGTTGAGAATGTCAGCGAGAGCGGCGCAACGATCGTGACCTATGAGCAGCCGAAGCCACCCGTCACCGTGCAGACCGACGCCTTCGAGGCTGAGCGGCAGGCCGAGGCCGCCCGCGCTGCGGCGCTACCGAAGCCACCCGTCAAGCGCCCCGACGACGAGCGCCTGACTGCGGCTGTGGCCAAGGCCTTTGAAGTCGATCAGGTCATTGCGGTGGAATGGCTTGGGACCTACGACGTCTTCAAGGAGTTTTCCCGTATCGCTGGGGCCTCGGCATGACCACCAAACCAATCAACCAGGAGAACCGATTGAACGAAATCCTTGAGTTGGCGCCTGCTGCCAGCCAAGCCCCCGGCCCGGGGCAGCTGCCAGTCGCCGCACCCGCAAGCCCGGCTGTGCTGCTGCAGATGGCCATCGCCCAAGGCGCGGACCTGGACCGCCTCGAGCGCTTGATGGCGCTGCAAGAGCGCTGGGAAGCCGGCAACGCCAAGAAGGCGTACGACGACGCCCACGCCGCCTTCAAAGGAGAGGCCGTCGAGATCATCAAGCGCAAGACGGTCGATTTCACCACCCAGAAGGGCCGGACCACCTACAAACACGCCGAGCTGTCTGATGTTGTTGACGCCCTGGCGCCAGCACTGTCAAAGCACGGCTTTTCTTGGAAGTGGACTCCAACACAGGAAAAAGACTGGCTCGGTGTAACCTGCACGCTGACGCACAGGGCTGGCCACAGCGAATCGGTGACTCTTGGTGCCGCTCCAGACGCCAGTGGCGGCAAGAACAGCATCCAGGCCATCATCAGCACAAAGACCTATCTCGAGCGCCACACGCTGAAGGCAATTGCAGGCGTCGCCGAGAAGGGTGAGGATGACGACGGACAGGGCGCCGAGCCGGTGCCAGACCCGCTGGAGGTTTGGTCTGGGCGCGCCGCCCTGGCGCAGACGCTGGATGAGCTTGGGAAAGTCTCCAAGGACGGGTCAAGGCATTTCCGCGGCGGCGATGACGTCGAAGCCTACAAACTCTTTGCTGCCGCGGTCCAGGCCCGCGGCGCCGCCTTGCGCGCAGCAGGAGACCAACAATGAAGCCGTTGAAGTTGAGGTCCTCGGCGATCGGCAGGATCATGACGGAGCCAAAGACCCTGAAAGAGGGGCCGCTTTCCGTTGGCGCTAAGACGTACCTGCGGCAGCTGGCTGCGCAAGACATTCTTGGCATTGAGTTCGAGATCTCCGGCAAAGAGATGGAGAAGGGAATTCTTGTTGAGGACGATGCTATTGCCACCGTCGGTCGCGTGCGGGGTCTTGAGCTGTCAAAGAACAAGGAGCGCCGTGAGGATGAATATTTCACCGGCGAGTGCGACGTGTTTCATGCCCCCAGTCGAGAGGGGCGAGACACCAAGTGCTCGTGGTCCGCGGCAACATTCCCAATCTCGGTCGTTGACTGCGAGGACAAGGTCTACGAATTCCAGATGCGAACCTACATGCGCCTCTGGGATTCGCCGAGGTGGCACGTCGACTACGTCCTGCTTGACACCCCGTCAGACTTGATTCGCTACGAGCCAGTGGCAATGCACATCGTGAGCCACATACCAGAGCACCTTCGAGTGACAACGTGGACGGTGGATCGAGACCTCGAGATCGAGGCACGCATGGTCGAGAAGGTCAAGGCGGCGCGGCTGTACTACGCCGAGGTGGTAGCTGAGTTTGATCGTACTCACCGATCGCCGGATGAACTTAAGTCGCTGCTTCGACTCCAAGCCGAATCGCGCCTGGCAGAGGCCATGAAGGCGCCGGCATGAGCGGAAAGCAAATGAAGCGTCTTCGCCGCCTAGCAGAAGACCTGACCCCTGTCGAGGCCCCCGACCGCGACATCGTCGCCCACCCAACGAGCGACACCACCGCATTCAATAGTCCCCGCAGCCTCCGCGGCGCCACCAAGGCGCTGAAGAAGCAGTTCAACAAACGGCGCTTCGGCGCTTGAAAGGAAAGTAAACGTGGCATCAGTCAACAAAGTCATCATCCTCGGCAACGTGGGCAAGGACCCCGAAGTCCGGTATCTGCCGAGCGGCGGCGCCGTCTGCCAGATCGGCATCGCCACTTCGCGCAAGTGGAAGGACAAGGCGAGCGGCGACCAGATGGAAGAAACCGAATGGCACCGCGTCACGTTCTTTGAACGCCAGGCCGAGATCGTTGGCGAGTACGTCAAGAAGGGCCACCCGCTCTACGTCGAGGGCCGCCTGCGCACGCGCAAGTACACCGACAAGGACGGCGTCGAGAAGTTCGCGACCGAGATCATCGCCACCGAACTGCAGTTGCTCGGAAGTCGCGACGGTGGCGGTCAGGGTGGGGCAGCGCCGCAGCAGCGCCAGTCGGCCGCACCGCAGGGTCGCGC